GAACCCTATGCACAACCTCTTAAAATTACAAACACAAAAGGAAGACTTCCGGATTATAAGGATGTTGATACATTAATACAACGAGAGGGATTAAATTCCCAAGACGCAGTTATACACCATATGGTTACGAATGTTATTGACAATCCATTGGAACGACAATTAACAATTAAAACAATTGGTGACTTGTTAAAGAAAGATGGCATTAGTATTTTAACAGCACGAAGCAAGACAGATGTTTTAAAAGCAAAGACTAAGGAAGCTTTTGGTGATGGATTTATTATTGGAAAGGGAAGTGAAAAAACTTTTCAAAAAGGATTTGGTCAAGATGAATTACAGAAATATATAAAAAATATTTTGGGTGATGCCTTTGAAGTATTTAAAATTCCAAACAAATATAAAATAAGTGGTAGTGGTGTCATCATTAAAAAACTTGATAAGGTAGCTATTTCAGCTTATGACGAAGTTCCTAGATTTATTTATCATACAAGTGCAAGACAAAAAGATGTTTTAACAAAAGGATTAAAAGCATTCGAGGGTAGAGATTTTACTGCTATGTTTGGGAAAGGTACAAAAGCTTTGTATTTAGACCCAACAGGAAGATATGTAAAGGGAAATAAAAATATTTATAAAATAGATGTAACGAAACTTGATAAAAGTAAATTAGAATATACTGGACAACATGAAAATTATTTAGTTTATAGAGGAGATATACCTGCTAAAGCAATTCAAAAAATAAAACTTTCAGAAGGCGGACAAGTAAGACAGTTATTAAATGGTGGTGGTTCTACTTGGACTAGTCCTCATAGTAATACACCAACAGCTTCATCATCCAATACTAGTAGTAGTGGTTATAGTGGTGGTGATGATGTATCTGGATTGGATTTTTTGAATGATTCTTCAGGAAGTTCTAATGATTCTTCAGGAAGTTCTTCAGGAAGTGATGATGGAAGTGATGATGTATCTGGATTGGATTTTTTGAATGATTCTTCAGGAAGTTCTTCAGGTGGCAATGGTGGTGATGGTAAAGATAAAGAAATTACTATAGAAATTCCAAAACCTAGAAAACGAAAATATAAAGGATATATACATAATATTCCTACAAAAAAAGACAACATTCATATTCAAAGTAAAAAATTAAAACACTTGATGGAGCAAGGACCAGAGGTTAGTGCATTCGCAGGTACAACTTTTGGAGAACATGAACAATATACTTTAGGTGGAGAATTAGCATTAACTTCGGCAGGAGCTAGTGACCCAAATAAATATTTATCTGAACTTGATGCTAGTATTTTTACTAATAAATATAATAAGGCAGGTTTGTTAAGTGGTGAAATTGAACAAAATATAGTAGGTTCTGGTACAACATCCGGTAATATAACACAACAATTTTTTACCCCTAAAGTTGCCATACTTGGAAGAAATATACCGGCAAATACCTTTGTTCCTAGTATCCGTTTAAGTAAGGAAGAAAGTCAAGACCCTAAATTAAAATTGGGGTTGGGAATAAATTTACGGAATACTGACTCTATTCAAATAGGGTATGATGATGATAAATTTAGTACTATTTATAAACATACATTCAAAAAAGGTGGATTACTGGACAGAAAAAGGTCTTGACAAAACCGCCATATAGGTGTATAATATAGATATATGGGATAGCTATAGGTAGTATCCGGTATATAACAACTCGCTTAAAATGAAAAGGAGCAACACATATGAATAACCTACCTACTACACACAACAGGAATTGGGTCTCTGATTTTGACCCATTCAGAAACTTGACAGTTGGTTTCGATAATATCTTTGACCAACTATCAGCATTGTCTCATTTTGAGACACCGAATTATCCCCCTTACAATATCAAGAAAGTTGACAAGGAAAACTATCAACTCCAAATGGCATTGGCAGGATTTTCAAAGGATGATATAGAGGTGGAAGCAAAGGAAAATACTTTGTCTGTCTCTGCAAAATCTTCTGATAAGGATGAGGATAGTTTTGTCCATAGAGGAATAGCTCAACGAGCTTTCAAAAGACAATGGACTTTAATGGAGCATCTTGAAGTTCAAGACGCAAAGTTTAAGGATGGTGTTCTTGTGGTGGATATGAAATTAAATCTGCCGGAAGAAAAGAAACCAAGAACTATCAAGATAAAATAAAAGGTAGGGGGTTAATCGCCCCCTTCTTACAAATGAAATTAATTTTAATAGGAGTAATATTAATAACTTTATTTACAAATACCATAATGGCAAAGAATAAAAAAAATATAAATTGGAGACAAATTATGACTTCGGATGAAGCATATACTTATACACCTACACCTAAAAAAAGTATTTGGGATAAGATAATGAGTAAAAGAAAACATCTAAAGGGAATTGATATTAAACTATTTTCAAAAGGAGGAAAAGTAAAATGAAATATTGGAAAGATTTAAGTAAAAAGGGAAAGGTATTAGCAGTAGCAGTAGCTGTTATTGTTGTTATCGTTGCCTTTAAATACTTTACATCATAATTATTAGGAGTTTAAAATGCTAGGCGGATTGCCGGTAGAAATGATTACAATGCTAGGTTCTAGCTTACTGGGTGGATTTATGTCCATCTGGGGTCAGAGCATTAAGGCAAAACAAGCGGAACAAAAGATGCTTCTTGCTAGAGGTAAATTTCAAATGGAAGAAATTGACAAGGCAAGGCAGTATGATAACAAAGGGTTTCAATGGACACGAAGAATCATTGCTTTAACAGCAGTATTCTTTATCATTGCCTATCCTAAACTTGTTCCGGTATTCTTTGATACAAGCGTCTTCCTTACATGGACAGAATTTACTAGGGGATTTCTATTCTTAATTGAAAAGAAAGAAATCGTAATGGACAAGGAGTTCTTTGGTGTTGTTATTACACCACTTGATACTCACTTAATGTCAGCAATAATAGGACTATACTTTGGGGGAAGTCTTGTTAAGAAATAATGTATAAATATTTGAAAGATAGATTCTTAAATTTTTGTGAAGTCTATTGTGGCAAGGTCAGTAATTGGGCGTGGCATTTAAGATGGAATAAAAGAAACCGGAAATCTAAGTAATAGAATTTAAATACTTCTTTAACCATTCGTGAATAGGTTTAAGTTTTCGTCTAGCTTCAGAAACAAGATTAATATAAAAATTTCGTTCCTCCCGAATTTTAAAACACTTTATCATAACCTCTTCATCCTCAATGGGTAAAGAGGTTATTTCAGTTTCGAGCTTTCCTTCTTTATTTATTAGTAAGGTATACGAAAATATCGTAGCTTCTTTATGTCTTTTATTAGGCACATCAGCTCATTTCTACATCATCAAATACACTGGACCAGTTTCCTTTGATACTGGCTTTGGCGTAGGATGATGCCCTCCCCTCAAAAAAGTTTTGGTGTTCAACTCCAATCACTTCATCCCACCACGATAAAGGATTATCTTTGACATTATAATTAGGTTTCAATCCTAGTTGTAACAGTCTTCTATCAGCAATATAACGATTATATTGTTTCATTTCTTCTAATGTTAGTCCTTGTATATCCCCCATTTCAAATACCAATTCAATAAAGTTGTCCTCATGGATAACCATTTCCCTGCATATCTGATATATTTCTTTCTTGAAATCATCAGTCCATATGTGAATGTTCTCCTTGATAAGAGTACGAAATACTTTTGTCATGCCCTCAACATGAAGAGACTCATCCCTAATGGAATAATCCACTATCTTACACATACCTTTCATCTTTCCAAATCGTTGAAAGTTCATCAGTATGGCAAAGCTAGAGAATAATTGCAGTCCTTCTGTAAATCCAGAATAAACTGCAATTGCTTTTGCCAAAGGTTTTAATTTATTTTTCTTATCACTCACATTAAACTTTTGTATATAGTTATGCTTGGCTGACATTTCCTCATACTTGGCAAATGCTTTGTACTCTGACTCCGGCATACCTACTGTATCTAACAGCAATGAGTATGCGTGTTGATGAACAGATTCAATGTTTGCAAATGAACCCATCATCATTCTTAACTCCGGCTTTTTAAACACCGGAATATATTTTTCATAATATCCTGCACCAACATCAACATCTGATTGTGTAAACAATCTGAATATCTGTGTCAGTAAATTCTTTTCAGCAGGTGTAATTTTTGTATTCCAATCCTTTACATCCTCATGCATGGGTACATCTTCCGGTAGCCAATGCAATTGGTTCTGAATGATATAATAATCAAAAGCCCAAGGATATTCAAAGGGTTTGTAATAAGTCCTTTCCGTTAATAAATTTTCTGTTACGCTTGACATGATAAACACTCCTTTTCTAACATTTCTTCATCAAGTTTAATTCGTTTTACTTTAAGGTTAATATTTTCAGCACTCTTTGCTTCACGACTTCTCAAATAATATAAACTTTTTAATCCTTTCTTCCAAGCTTCGAAGTGAACCTTGTTGGAATATCGTAAAAAATTATTGTGGTCATCTTGAGAAGACTGTATAGGTGGGGCAACAAAAAATAAATTGACTGACTGTGCTTGACAAATATATTGTTGTCGCTGTGATGCGTGTTCCACTATCCAATGTTGGTCTATCTCATCAGCAGTCTTGAACACACTCTTTTCCCACTCTGTTAAAAATTTTAAATGTTTTACTGAACCATGATGTTCACTAATATGTTTCCATACTTTATCTTTAAAGGAAACATAATCATTATCATATTCTTTTTGCAAGTCTTCTGACTCTTCCCACTTTACTTTAAAGAGTTCATGTAAATGTTTATTGCGTACTTGAAATGTACCGCTTAAAGTTTTATGGGAATAAACATTTGCTCGTATAGGTTCAATGGATGGACTTGTACCACCACAAATAATGGATGAGGTGGCATTAGGGGCAATGGCTAACAAGTGTGCGTGACGCATACCCGTACCTTCCATGTCCGGTGCTTCTCCTCTTTCTATCGCCAGTTTCTTTGAAGTCTCAACAGATTTTTCCTTAATGTATTTAAACATTTTCATGTTCTGTCCGGTTGCCATATCACTATCAAATGGTATGTTTAATTTCTGTAAGTAAGTATGAAATCCCATAGCACCTAGTCCAATGCTTCGTTCTTTGAACGCACTATATCCTGCTCTTTCAAATCCGGTCATGCTTTCCTTTATAACTATGTCCTTAATGTTTCCTTCCATATCAAAAGAAAAATCATAGACAGCAAGAATAAAATGTTCCAGCACATTATCCAGCATTCGTACCATGTCCGGTATAAATGTCGGAGAGCTAGACCACTTATCATACTTGGCTAGATTAACACTTGATAGACAACAGACAGCAGTTCTATCTTCTGCTGTTGCAAGAGTTATTTCACTACATAAATTTGATTGATTAACTTTTAATCCAAGTTTCTTTTGTTTGTCCGGTAAATATCTGTTGGATGTATCAATGAAATGAAGATAAGGTTCTCCGGTTTCATGTCTTGTTTCCAAAATCATTCTCCATAAATTTCTTGCATTCAAAGACTTAATAACTTTATTTGAATGAGGGTCTATTAAATCCCAATCTATATTCTTTGATACTGCATCCATAAACTTATCAGTTATGTTAATGCCATGATGAAGGTTAAGACATTTTCTGTTTGCGTCACCACCGGAAGACTTACGCATGAATAAAAACTCTTCTATCTCTGGGTGTGATATGTCCATGTATCCTGCATAGCTTCCTCGTCTTGTTGTACCTTGATTGAATGCTAACATTTGACTGTCAACAACTTTAATAAAAGGAATTGAACCGGTTGACTTTGAACCATGCGTTGTTGCTGTTCCATCACTTCTTACTGCTCCCCAATAACCACCAATACCACCACCATTACTTGCCAACCAAATGTTCTCGTTATAATGTTCACTTAAACCTTCCCTGCTGTCCGGAACATAATTAAGGAAACAAGAAATAGGTAAACCTTTTTTTGTACCGGCATTGGAAAGTATGGGTGAGGAAAATCCAAACCATTGTTTACTTGCGTACTCATACATTCGCTGTGCCATATCCCAATCCACCTTGCCATGATAGGTTGATACATACTTTGATGCCCTAGCAAATGCGTGTTGCGGTGAAGTTTCATTTTCAATAAGGTATCTGTCTTGTATTGTTGCGATACCAAATGGTGTTATGTTATCATCTCTTTCTAAATCTATTTTAATCTTGCTCATGTGATTTGCACTCCCCTGCAATTGCCATATAAGCAGACCCATCATGATAAGTATCTTCGCTGACTGCTCCAAGTTTTGTTCGTGCTATCTTTAATAGGCACATCATAATAGCCACATCATGTGGTGTTATGGTTTTATCTAAAAAGGCAGACCAAAGACTTGCAATATTTTTATGGTTCTCTACCTTGTCTCCATAATCCGTATGTCGTTGACCACTAACTAATTTTATAGCAGTCTCTAATATTGTTTTAGTTTTTAGGTTTTCCAACTGCTCCCCCCTTTCCAAACATTTCTAATTCCAATTCCCTCATTCCAATATAATGACACAGAGCCATATTGTTTTTACAAAACCAATGCACCCCTGCACCAAGAGTTAATATCTGTGTGTCATCAGAGACATTAACAAACTCAATTTCTATTTTTTTAGTCTTACCCACACCAACGGAAGATAACATTATGTATGCCTTATCTTTTTCGTACAATTTTGACCATCCATTTTCTTGGGATTTCTTTTTCACACCATCTGAACTCATGTTTTTTACACCAATCTATATAAGTTGTTTTAGAATTTTTTCTTATTTTATTCTTTGCATTTTGAAAACAGAAACGAATATCATAGTCAGAGTTTTCATCCTCTTGTAACCATAGATGTTTCTTTCTGTCATCCAATGTGAATAAACCTTTTAACTCCACATAAATATTTGTCTGTGGAAAATATAAATCCGGAAGATAACTCCTTTCTATTGCCGGTTGAATAAAGTATAATCTTTCTTTCTCATAGATAAATTTTACTCGTCTTC